CCCGTCGATGATGCACCACCCGTCGGTCCAGTCGGTCCCGTCGGACCTTGACCAGCCGGCCCCTGCGGACCCGTGAGCCCGCCACCATACGGCCCGGTTGGACCCGTCGTTCCCGCAAGACCCTGCGGGCCAGTTGCGCCGGTCGCGCCCGTTGCACCAGTCGCACCAGTTGCACCAACAGGACCGATCGCACCCGCCGGCCCTTGAAGACCGATATTCGAGCCGGTCGGTCCCGTGGCGCCTGTCGGGCCCGCTGTGCCAGCTGCCGGGCCGGTAGGACCTGCCGGGCCCGTAGGTCCACCGATGCCACCCGCATTGATCGCATCAACGACCTGCTTGAGAATATTGCTGATCGCGTTGTCGTCGTAATGTCGCGACGAGAGGATAGGCATCGCTAGGTTCTCCTACTTCGTAGGAGAACCTACGGCCTTTAAGTTAAACAAAAGTTTAAGCCGGCCCCGAATATCCTGAAATGTAAATCGTTCTGAGACCCGCCACCGGCGAGGCGGTCGGTTGGTAAGTCTTGAACTGCTTCAACGGGTTCTGCGCCGCGGGAATCTGATTGTGCTGCTTGCCACCTTTGGGCGCTACGCCTGCGACAATATTTACAGTTGGCCACTGCTTATTCGACGCATTCGCCTGAACGACGACGTTTGCCATACGATTCGTTCTCCTTATGGTCCCGGCGCAGGCGGCCGCGCGCCGGGCCCTGAAGGGGCAGGCTGAGAGCCTGTCAGGTTCGTCTGCGGGCCTGGGGATTGATTTGGCGGCGACGGCTGATTGCCCTGAGCCTGCGCAGCCGCCTGGCCCATAGGCGTGGCTCCTGGCTGTCCTGGGAGCGTTCCTAGATGCGTTGGCATTCCCTCAGGCATGCCGATTTGTTGCGCCAATAGCCCGGCGACAAGCTCAGTGCCGATTCGCTTGACCCCCGCCTCTGCAGCCTCCTGCATGCCTTTGGTAACCTGCTGGGCGAAATTTCCGCCCTGCTGCGCCTGCTGCTTCTGCTGCTGATCCGCCGCCTGGAGCTCCTGCTCGGATGGCACGACCTTCTCACCATCGAGCCCGATATCCTGCGAGACGCTCCGCAGCACGGCACCGCGCCCGGTGATGCCCATGATCTGCTGATCCAGCGGATTGGCGGTGTGTTGTAGAAATTCGATCTGGCGCTGCCGCTGGGTCTCGCGTTGGATCGCGACCGTGACACCCTGGACAGAAATGTCCTCCTCGCCGTTCAGGATTCCGGTCGTGTCAGTCAGTAAGATCAGATCGGACAATTGTTTCAGCGCAACCTCGAACACGTCGCGATCGATATTGGCGGCGACCGTCTGCATCATCTTCGAGGCATTCTGCATCAACATCGCCAGCCCGCTCGAGGTGCGGCCGGCAGATCCAGGATTCTGGCTTGAGATGTATCGCGGTATCGCCGAGATGTCGTCGCCCAGGTCGACGAACATCTTGAACACCATCATCAGCGACTGCGAATTGTCCTGCGGTTGGAAAAACTCAACCGGCGCCTTGTTGTTGGCACCGACCGGATCGTTGCGCGCGTGCCATCGTTTCCAAGGATATAAATTCTCGGTGTCTTCGGTCGGCAAAATGCGATCATCGTTGATAACGACTTGAGGACCGCTGGCGATGCTCATGTTGTTGACCAGCGCCCGCAGCGTGGCATTGCCGGCTTCTTGAATATCGGACGTGATATCGGTCAGTCCATTGCCAACCGGTGTTCCCGGTACCTTCTCGAACGAAGTCATGAAATAAGGATGCCGCGCCCGCGGCGACGGCGACATGTTGGCTTTGATCACATGGCTGCCGATGCACCAGGCCTGCACATGATAGTCGCGCACCGGATCAGTGACCCCCGGCATGCCGTATTCGGCTAGTATCTCCCCGTAAACGTTACCGTTGAACTCGTATTGCGTGATCATCTGCGAGCGGTTCCACGCCGGATTCTCGCGGCTTTCCAACACCGCACGCTCAGCATCAGTCGTATCCCAGGCATCGTAGAGACCGCCGCGGCCGTATTCCTCGAGCACCTTGCGGACTTCATCATGATTGAAGCCAGGAAGATCCAAGCAATCGTTGAGCTCATGCCGCGAAAGCCGCGACTTCTCGATCACCTGTGCATTGGAAATGTCACTGACCCCTGGCGTCCACCACAAATCGAATGGTGATACGCGCGACCAAGTGAGCGTCGGTATATTCTGGATCGTCGGGCGGCCACCACCGTAGGGCCACAACACCTTCGGCACAAACTTGACCACCGGACCTTTGATGCAGGCGAAGGGAAAAATCGGCAGGTCGACCAAAAATTCAGCCAATGCGTGATAAAATCCCCCCTCCCACAAAAACTCTTCGATTTTATCTTCCGACACCCGCGCTTGAGAGCGCGCCTTTTTCTTTGCCGCATCGCGTGCCGACATCACCAACGCTTGCGCCCGCTTATCGAGATCATCCTGACTGGGCATCTGCCCGGTCGTTTGCATGATCATCTGCTGCTCGGTCTGAATGAGCGTGCGGATTTTCTCGATGACGTCCGGCGGGATGGGAGGGTCGGCGGGAGGACGAATGCCCCAGGGACGATCCGGGCCCATATAGATGTCGCGCAACAACGATGTCGTTGCGCGACATTTCTGGGCGGACAGTCTTGCATAAATCTCGGATCCTCCGAACTTCTTCACCTCCCTTTCCTTGGTTGGATTGTACTGGCCGTTATAGGTGCGCAACGCCTCGATCATCCGATTGGACCAACCGGCGACGGTGTTGCGATGGTTTCGGAAGATTTCGTATTGGCCCTTAATGTACCCGCACAGCTCGGGCACGGCGACTTGCGCCGGCTGCTGTGCATCCGCGCGCGCCTTAGCTTGATCGATGTCGTATTTGTCGAGCGCAGCGGGTGGGATGAACGGAATCACCCCGGCCTGGCCGATATCCATTCCGTCTGCCATACTGCGGACCAAACCTGGAAATCGTTAAAAATAGGTTAAACCCATGATCGATATCGACCAATCCAAGCTCGCCAAGCTCGCCCGCGAGCGGGTCATTGGCCTGAGAAACCTACAGGAAATTCTCAACATCTTCGAGCTGACCCCAGAACAGTTCGAAGAGATCGAGGCGATGCCGCTCTATCAGCGCATTCTCGAGCACTACAACATCGAATGGAACAGCGCGCTGACCACGCCGGAGCGGGTCAAGCTGCGCTCGGCGTCCTGGCTCGAGGACAATCTCGATATCCTCGGCACCCGCATGGCCAGCCCCACCGAGCCGCTAGCTGCCGTGGTCGACGTCGGCAAATTCTTCGCCAAGAACGCCGGCATCGGCGAAAAGAAAGACGAAGCCCCGGTCCACGATCGCTTCGTGATCACCATCAATCTGGGCGAGGACTACAAGCTCAAGATCGACAAGCCGATCGCGGTCAGCCCCAACGACATCGTGCCCGATGCTCTCACCGACCAGTCAGGAGCGAAGTGAATGGGAGAGGCTCAACGACGGTGGTATCTCGACCACAAGGAAATATCAGACGCCCGTTCACGAGAATGGCAGGCCCGCAACAAAAACAAATACCTAGCGGCGCAACGAAAAGCGAAAAAACTCAGACGGTTAACCTGGACTCCTGAACAACGAGAAGCAGTCGCTCTCGTCCAATACAGCAACAACATAAAACGCAAATATGGAATGACGACAGCCGATTATGAACGGATTCTCGCCCAGCAAGGTGGCCATTGCGCGCTTTGCCCACGAGAACCAGACCGAGAGCACCACAAACGGCTGAATTGGGACCATGATCCGAAAACCGGCCAGGTCCGGGGACTTCTCTGCACGCCCTGCAATCACGCACTCGGCGTGCTAGGTGATTCACCAGAAGGGCTCAAACGAGCGTTGACCTATGTTAGCACCCCTCGTTGACGTCCCCGGAATCACATACACCGCTCCCCCCACTCTCGCGAGCTTTATGAAATCGGAGGCCTTCGGCCGAGTCTGCGCCGGCCCGGTCGGATCCGGCAAGACCACCGCCTGCCTGATGGAGGTGTTTCGCCGCGCCACTTCGCAGGTGCGCGCGCCCGACGGCTTCCGCTACACCCGCTTCGCCTTCGTGCGCCAGACCTTGCGGCAGATGAAGGACACCATCCTCAAGGACATCCAGAACTGGTTCGCCGGCCTGGG